ATTTATAATGCCAGTTCCAACTGCTAAAGAAATATCAGATATATTATTAAAATAAAAACCAGAGTTAGTGTTTAGCAAAACAGTACCCTCGAAGTCAGCATCTGGATTAGGTTGTGCTGGATTCGTAAAAGTTAAACTTGTAGCACTTAAAGACGTATTAGATGAGCTGTTTGTAAAGTTGACTGTTGTTGTATATTCTTTACGCTTAGAAGCACCAGACAATGTGAATGTATAATTACTACTACCACAAGTTGCTGTGACAGTTGGATTGACATTATATGTAATTACTCCGTTGGAATTTGCTGGGTTTGCTGTAATTTGAGAAGATGTTAAACTACTGCCTATTGTAACACTGGTTATTTGTATGTCAGAGATAGCTGGTAATTGAAAATCTACATTAGGTATTAAAGTAAAATTACCAGTAATAGTTTCATTATTATCATTGTCACTGCCAGTTATTGGAATGACATCTTGTGTAGGTTCTATTCTTGCATTTAAATTACTTAAAATTGTTGGGGTAAAAGTAATATTACCATCTAATTGACAAGTCGGAGGAGGAGGAGGAGGGTCTGTTGTCCTAACTAAGGTAACAGAATCATTTGCAGAACCAGCTGAGTTTGTCATTGTAACTCTAACAACATCTCCATTATTGGCTGAAGTTAAACCATTTGGAGCAAAATTAGCGTTTCTAACATCTAATCTAGGTGTCTCTGTTCCTCCTGTTTTAACTGTAAAACCATCTACATCAAAAGTGTAAGACGTATGAGGAGAGCCATCATTTTTACCTTGAAAAAATATTGTTTGTCCATCACTGTAAGTAAATGTTGAAACATCTGAACTGTTTGTTAAAATTTTTACAACTGGAATTTGGATTGTGTCGGCTGGGTCACCTATTGGGTCTGGGTCAATTACAATATCAGCTCCACTAGGACAGATAGCCAGTTGGTCAATATCTTTTTCTATTAGATTAGAATTACTAACAATATACCAATGTCCATAAGAATGATAAATCCTTGAATTTGTAATCATTAGAATTTGTTCTAATACTTCTTTTGCATTTCTTAAAACTAAATTAGGAGTAAAAAAAGCGTATGGATTGACCTCAATGTCATGAAATATTGTGTCATTGGTTGCTCCTCCATCTTTTCTAATTTCATTGGCAATATAAATTTTATGCTCGTGTCCAGTTAATTTTAGTATTTCTGTTATGTAGTAAAATAAATTTTTAGAATCTGTAACATTTGTAGTGTCAAAAGGTGAATCAAAACCTCCTAAGATTCCAAGCCCATCTATTGCCTCTAATTTAATTGGGAATGGCTTATGTATCATTTGCTCTTTGAATCTATCAACGACTAAATAACCTTGCCAGATAGGTTCCCAGAAAAAGTCTCCTCCAGTGTCCTCATCCCAATTGGCATTGGCAAGTTCCCACTCTGTTTGTTCTGATTCCCAAAAATAACCATAAGAATCATGCTTTAAAACTTTAACTAAATATTCCCTTTCGTCAGCCTCATGAAAAGCATCATAAGAGGTTGTGTTTGTAACCATCAAATTAATCTTACATCTTGAGCCTCTTATTGGTGAATAAATGTCGTCATCTCCAGACCACTCTATTTCAACTGGATTACCTCCACCAACTAAAGACGAAACGGTCCCACTATAATTTTTTTTGTGAAATTCTAACTTAAATCTCCTGTCCTCAAGGTCTTGAAAAAACAGCTCAAATTTTAATCCATACGTTGCCATAAAGATTAATTTATTCTGTTACGTTCTCTGTCAGCTCTTTGTAAAGCTAAAACTAAATCTTGACCCTCTACTCTAAACTGACCTCCAACATTTATTTGTTGACTACTTTTAGCATCAATCATGCCTTGTAATTTATTTAATGGAGCAATGACCTCTGGATTACCTCTACCAGCTCCAGTGTTATCTCCAACAAGAGCCAGAGTTGGTGCGGAGACAATCCCTCCTTTTGCAAAACTTGGTATGTTACCAGCTCTATTCCCACCCATAAAAGAGCCACCAAAGTTTTTTATTGCTGCTCCAATTGCTATTAATGCTAAACCAGCAGCAACAGCTGTGAAAGGATTTTTAAAAGCTAATTTTATAGACATCATTCCTTTTCCAATAGCAACAGCAGCTTTACCTATTCTAATCGCAACATCTCCCAACATACTAACCATTGAGCCAAAGACTCCAGTTAATCCAAGATTACCACTTGCAACGCCTTCTATTATGTTTATGAATCCGTCATGTACAATGTTGCTTACATCCTCCATAATAACCGTTGTGCCTTCTTTAACAACATTTAAAGGCTCTAAAATCTGTGGGTCAATATTGATTGGTCCGACATCTATTCCTCTTTTTTCTGCATGGTCAACTCTTTCTTCTTGTGATAGATTTCTAAATCTTTGCATCCCACCAATTCCAGCAAAATCTCCTAAACCAGAGGGCTGTAAAGTGCTGACTGGAGAAACTGTTTGTCTAGTTTTAGATTTAGGTTGATTAGGAGATGTATCTATATTTAAAATATTTTTTATTTTTTTGTTTTCTTCATTAAGACTTTTTTGATTTTTTTCTTGTTCTTTTAAAGCATCAGCATTAGCCAAAGCCTGTAACTCGAAAAATTTTAATGGATTTCCGCCAGATTTAATAATATTAAAAAATGTTCTTGTCCTACTTACCAGAGGATTTATTTTATGTAAAGCCTCGTTAAAAGCAATTGTCAAAGTTACAACAGCGGTTGCAAGAGCTGTCAATGGATTTTTTGCCATTGCCATAGTTAAAATTCTAACAGCAGCTGTGACTTTTCCAAAAGCGGTTGCAACTAGACCAATTCCATAGACTAAAGGAGGCAAAGCTGCTGAAATAGCTCCAACAGTTACAATTAATTTTTTGGTACCATTATCAAAAGTGTTTAATTTTTTAAGTCCTTTTGTTAAAAAACTCATTAGGCTGTTTAGTGTTGGGATGATTATTCTACCAAACTCTGCCAATGCAATATTTAAATTATCTTTAAGTGTTGAAAATTGACCCAAGAATGTTTCTGACAGTATTGCCATTCCGTTTTCAAACTTACCACCCTCAGCTGTTGCCTCTTTAAAAGCCTTAGCTAATACAGGAAAAGTAACAGCTCCTTCTGATGCTAGTTGTTTTACTTCTGATGTAGCAACGCCCATAGATTTAGAAAGTAATTCGATAACTGGAATACCGTTGTTAATTAACTGGTTTATATCTTGTGCCATTACCCTCCCAGCCGCTGCACTTTGACCAAACGCCACCGCTATACGTTGCAAATCACCTCCAGAAACAGCGGCAATATCTCCAAGATTGCCTAAACTATCAAACGCCTCATCAGCACTAAGACCAAAGCCCATAAGTGTATTATTGGCTCTTACAAGTTCATTTAATTGAAATGGAGTTTTTGCAGAAAATTTAACAAGTCTTTCAAAGGCTTTACTTCCAGCATCAGCACTACCAGTTAAAACTTTTAATTGTGTTTGTAGTTTTTGAAACTCAGCGGCAGATTTAACAGCAGCTCCACCAGCTAAGGCTAAAGGCAAAGTTATTCTTGTTGACAAAGATTTGCCAACAGATGTCATTTTAGACCCAAAGGCTTTTAATCTACCTTCGGCTGTTTTTAAACCTTTATTAAATGATTCTGAATTTAGTAATAAATCAACTCTAAGTCTTTGTATTGCCATATTACAAAAATACTAAAATTTAAACTTAAATATCAACGCCCTTTAACCTTGCTTTTTCTAAAAACTCTTTAAACTGTTCTGGAGTAGATTTAACAGCTCCAGTTTTCATCATTTTATCTTGAGGCAAAGGAAACAAATTTGATGGTTTCATCATCTGACTTCTTTTAGTGCAATTTACATTATAAATCATTGTAGATAAGTAACGAGTTTGCTCCCATAATAAATTCATTTGAATGTTGTTAGCCTCTCCTAAAAGCTGATTTTCAACCCATGTATTGGACCAAAAATCATTTGGATTAATTCCTATTTGTCCAATATAATAATCTAGTAAAGTATCCCAAGTTAACTCCTTAGGTTCGGATTGGGACTGGTCTTTTTTTTTGTTTGTGGATTTCGGTCAATACCCATATTGAGTTTATTGCCTAATATTTTAGATTCCATCATGGAGTCAATCATATCCGTTAACATTTTTTCGTCAACATCTTCCAACCAATTACCAACTTTAAACTCATTGTAATCAATCTCATTTCCCTCTTCTTGGTCATAGGCTAATAAACCAGAATAAACTAAAGCTCTTAGTGATTTTATTGATACTCCATTTTCAAAAACCTCTCCTATCTTCTCTAATGATATGTCTAAAATATCGGTAAAGTTTGCCCAAAAATTCATGCTGAAATGCATGACTCTTTGTTTACCACCCAGATTGAGAGTATAATATCCCCTTTTTTTGTTTGCCATAAAAGATTAAATCAGTTAAATCTTAGTTTGTTGATTTTGTGATTGCTCCTGTTAATGTAATTGAACCGCTGTAAGTAACTGGAGACTCAGCCTCAGCTGACATTTCAACACTACTTAAAAAACCTTCGGCAGTATAAATCTCATCACCAGTTGCAGCTGTACCAAAAATACAAGTTATTTGAGTTCTGGCTAATAAGAAATCAGCCATTTCTATTGCATTGGAACTGTCATCATATTTCACAAAACCATCAAAACTAATTTCTCCACTCATTGCTCCAGCAATTACCTCTTGAAATCCAGACGAGTCTTTGCTCGTTGCCTCTGGTAAATCATTAGATAAGTTTAGAGAACAACTTGTTGTATGTCCTAAAGTTGCACCTTCTACCTTTAAGATTAGATTGGTCCCATTGAATATCCCAGTCGTAGCCATTTAGTTTAATTTTTTAGTTAATAATATTTTACAAATATAAGTATTTTATTTTTTATTTATGATAGACCATAAGTTG